GAGTAGGTAAAATCTGGACTATACCTACCAGAGACTATCGTTAGACCCCTTTCTCGCGCATCCTCCGAAGCCGATTTTTTAAAAAGTAGTCAAAAAATGGATAAAGATCACGTTGGAGTGAAGATTGTTACGAAAACACCACTACATACTATGGATTGGTATATAAAGTGGTTAGCAAGTATAATACTGATGATAGGAATGTTACTAACATCTAATAACATCTACCCATTGAATTTATATTTTCACTTCATAGGTATAGGAGGTTGGTTAATTGTTGGTATGTTATGGAATGACAGATCATTAATTGTTATTAACACATTTTCACTAGCCATGATTGCAACAAGTTTATTTAGAATACATCTAGAACTATAGAAGGGAAAGGAGATGAACTTCAAAACAGTAATAAGTAAAGAAGATGGGGCTAAGTCAAGTAATACATTTAGCCTATTGCGTGATGCCAAGAAGTATGCTAGAAAGTATTCTAGTCCAGGTGATCGCGTAAAGATTACTGAGTCAGGTAATAAAGAAGTATTTATTTTGTTTGATTACATTGTCGAAGATTGGAGTGACAAAT